TATCAATACCATTTACGATTTGGGCAGGAGTACCAGCTTCACTTTCAATCTTTAAACCTGTTGCTATGCCAGTCCCGCTGGTATTGCCATTGCGAAATCTTGCAATAGCTTCAACGGTAGGAACACCGGCTGACTGTCTAAACGCCCTGACATCCAATGGAATAGCTAAATCAGTAACAGTTCCATTCAATGTTGATTCAACACGAAGCGCTTTAACAGAACTCGTAGTCCCACCGGAATCAGTCTGTGTTGAAACCAATCCACCTTCAAGGTTTGTTATATTACCAGTTGCGCCATTTCTAGCTTTTACATCTAAACCTTTCAGCGTATTACCAGCAGTATTGACCGCCTCATTCTTTACATTAATCTTTAAACCCTGGTCTTCGAGGTCGCCAACAGTAGTAGCAGAAGTCGATTCTCTCAACAAGTTAACATACAATCCGTGAGTTTTTCCGCTAGTTCCTGTACCGGTTAAATAACCCTGGATAATGCTGTAATATTCATATCCAGTTATGGCGGCTCTGGAACCATTCAGAATATCTTTACCTGTTCCAGTCCTTAGACCAGTATTGGTAAGAGTAGTGAATGACCCAGCGGCAGGCGTAGAACCCCCAATAACCGAACTATCAATGACAGCTCCGGTTATCGTTCCACCTGAACCTACTGTGATTATTGCTGTGCTTCCGTTAAAGGAAACATTTGTCCCCGACGAGAAATCAATGTCGGTAGCAGCACCCAACATCGTTCCTGCCGATTTTAAACCTACTGACGCAAATGCCTGTGTTGAAACAAACATAAGCATAAGTAGTATAAAAAATATCTTTTTCATATCATTCTCCTATTTAATGGGGAGAGGATTTCTCCCCTCCCCAATTTGTTTAGCCTTTTGCCACATATGCAATAGCTACTTTAACTACTATCGCATTTGTAGGTGTTCCAGCTCCTACGGTTAACATAGGGATTTGTCCATTTCCTGAAGAGATCTCATAACCTAAAGAAGCGGCTACTCCATCACCGGCAGAAAGAGACTTTACCGCGGCACTGCCGAGATTCGTTGCAGCCATAAACACAGCGGCAGATGCTAACGTTCCAAATGCCAGTGTGCAAGAACCACCTAATGCACCGCAGTCAATAGTCCAATCCACAATACGGGCTTCTGCGGGTAAAAGGCAACCCATCAGATAAATTACATCTGCGGTTGTTACAACTCCATCAAAGGTAAAAGAATCATATACCCATTTTACTCTGCCACCGACTAACTCTGGCTCAATAGTGTTTACTAAACCAGCATTGTAAAGTGTCTTGTTTACTCCATAACTTGCCATTTTAAAACCTCCTTATTGAACTGGTTGTTTACACCTTAACTTACTTGTTCTTAGTAAGTCAGTCCTAATTTTAATTCAACATCAACTTACTGATTCGGGATTGTTTAATTCTATCCCGTTTTCTTGTTTCCTGTTCCGTTTTGCAAATCCTACAATATCTTTTCCCATAGGCTTCAACTATATTTCCCGGTGTCCATTGGTGAACTCCACTTCTACAAGTTGTCCTTCCAGATTTACGAAAATTCTTTCCGGGTCGAGAAGCATACCAAGCCAATGCCAGAGAAATCTGATTTTGCCTTTTGGGGGACATTATGGGAAAAACCATTTTCATCAACTCCTCTGCTTTTATCCCATAGATTTGCCAACGATAATAGAAAAACCCTTTTACCTCATCGCGCATATATCGGTTGATTGAACCACTTAATAATTTTTGTAGTCTATCTAAAGGTTCTCTTTGAACTTGAGAAGCATTTACCGCTATTGTTCCACCACAACGAGTAAAACTTCCTTCACCTTCAAGAAAACCTGCAACCCAATACAGCTCATTAAGTGCAATCTTTAACATCATAACCTCAATATTTGCAATAAGTTATGGCTATTCTATACAGTCAACTTCCACGACGCGCTCCTCTTCCAACCTCGTCGCTCCATAAGACTGCCCTGCGTAAATCTGTGCAGAGAAGTGTATTCCCGGCATAATATCAATGGACGCTTTAAGGTCTATCCAAGTCCCTAAAACCATACCATTTTTATGATATGCGGCGCACTGTCTTGTGGTTGAAGAAATCGGGAGTCTCTCTGATTGAACGAAATTGAACCCGCAAAGAGTTCCGGGCTGACCGCTTACTAACGCTTTAACCTGTGCGTAATCAACAGAAGTTGCTTCTGTTAAAGCAAGTAAATCTTCAACTTCTTCAGCGGTAATAGCAAAGTAACGATTTTCCGCTTCTACTTCATTCTGGTCTAAGACTTTCTTAGCCTGACGAATCTTCGCCATTGTTAAACCTGTTCCTCCTGCCGCGATAACTTGGTCGCCAGTCAGGGTATTAGACGTAGTTCCAGCCTTACCGCTATAAGCAGTCCCAAAGAACGCATTACAAACTACTTCATCTTTAGCGCGAGCTAAAGCAGCGGCATTAGTCTGAACAATCTCATTGGTCGGGTCTTTCATCATCATAACCTTATCCATTGAGTCAACTAACGGAGCCATATAGAAGTAACGGGGGACTATCTTCCTGCGGTCAAAGCTTGGGTCTGTGTTTCTTACTATCTCATTACGAGACAACTTCTCATCCGCAGTAGCAGAAGCTATCTGTTCTTGGAAAGACATCTCTCCAGCACAGTCAGGTTTCTGAAATACTGTGGGTGCTACTTTCAGCGTTTTTTGCTGAACCAACATAATGATATTATCACTATATTGATTTTTCAAAAGTTCATCTACTGCCATTGGATCCTCCTTGTGGTTAATAAGAACTATCTCTGACTTTAGGTTGTCCTTACGGGCCTTGAAAGTTTACTGCTCTTTCCGGGCCTCTTACAAAGAGGTTATCCGATTACTTTACACTTACAAACAGGGCTTATGCTTATCTGTTTATAAGTTTATTTCAACATTTTGTAAAATTCTTCCCTACGATTTACCCAATACATATGTTGAGGGTGCGTCGCATCCATTAGCTCTTTATGACGTGTTTCATTTATCTTAGCGATTTCTAATTTAGCCGCAGCAGGGTCAAGCAATGCTCCGCTCATATTAGTTCTTGTCAAGCTTTCCTCGCTCATATTCTCGCCTACATTAGCAAGTAATTCTATGATTGCGGGGTCATTGCCGTATTTATCAGCTATCTCTTTCCCCTTAGTTGGGTCTGCTGCGAAATTAGCTAAGATAGCATTGGCAAGTTTAGCTTTTTGATCAAATGCTAATCCCCACTTGGAACGAAGATTCAGCATAGATTCGTTATAATTCTTTACTTCATTTTCTTTCTTGAGTTGCGTTCCTCTTTGTAACATTCCTGCCAGTTCATCCATCATAAAAGCATATTGTTTAGGCAGCAATCCTGCTTCTTTTGCTCTCGCCTTAAATTCAGTTTGTAGCTTTTCATCTATCTGTAACCCATCAGGAAGCTTGAAATTCTCTGACTCTTTATATTCTTTTGCGTCTTTAGGCAATCCGAGTTGAGTCATTACTCGTTCAAGTTCTCCCTTTTCCCAGTTGCCGTCTTTATCTTTCTTAGGCATTGCTAATTTCTCTGCGCCTACAAGCTTCTCTAATTCGTGATAGCTTTTTATCGCGTCCCCGGGAGTTTTCCAACCTTTAACTCCTACAGTTGCTTTATGGTCTGGCTCAAGTGTTCCTATCCAATCAGGCGTGGCTTTTGGTTTATATCCTGACATAAATTCATCAAAAGTTTTATAGCCTGCAATATCCTCGCTTGTTACGCCGGTATTAGCAATAAAAGTTTCAACTGCCGGCCTTTGCTCTTCTGCTACTGAATCAATGAATGGTATTACGACCTCGCTCATTTTAATTCTCCTTTGGGCTTTGTTACCCTTTGCGGACAAAGTTGTCCAATCTTTTTAATAAAACTTACTGATTTATTCCAAAAGCCAGGTTTCTTTGGAGTGAATATAGTGCTTACTGGCTCAATAATTTTAGCCGAAGGATGGCGTTTCTGATACCACCAACTATTCGGGTTTGCCTTTTTGCTCCAATATGTATTAGTATAAACTTTTCCCATATTATCCCTTAGTCAATTCTTCAAGAATTTCTTTTAAATCTCTTTCTAATAAATTCTTAATATGCACATAGATACTTCTACGCCCTTCATTGAAACTCATCTGTCCGTGTGAATCGTTGTAAGTCGTGTAATTGATAAAACAACGTTTCTCTAAATCTTTCAAGACTGCCTTGCCATCTGGCCCACCAAATACCCTATGATATAATTGTTGATTCTCGGCAAGTTGTTTTTCAATTTCTCTTTCTTGTTTTTTATTATCGAACATTATTTAACCCCCACTGCTTGAGTTTCCGCTATATTTTTATCAGCCTCGGTAGCCTTAGCGATTGTTTCCGTGCCTTGTTGAGTTGCCGCTAATTGCTCCGCCATAGCCTGTTGTTCTTGTCTGTTAGCCCTTATATCAGCGACTTCCATATCATCTCGGATTATCTGCGGTTTAATATTAGTAATTTCAGCTACATAATCCACTGATTTATCAAAATCTATTTTATCAAACACGCTTGGGTCAACCTGACCGAACCCTGCGATAATCTGTATAGCTTGATTAAAGTTATTAAGTTCTAAAGCTTTCTGCGCTCTTGCAAGAGGAGAGATATAATTAATCTGATAATCTTCATTGGATAATTCAGGGGGTAACGGAGGAAGTTTTTTTAATCTTGCGGCAATTCCAAAGACTCTATGAATTACCGGGCTTAACTTCTCCCTCATTATATTACCAACTGCCGAGCCTAATAGTTGCATTCTCTGGTTGTTTAATATATTAACTTCCGTGGCTGTCTTGTCTCCGATTGACTCCATCATAATAAACAAGTCATTATAGAAAGCTTGAGCTACTTTAGTTTGTTTATATTTGACATAATCCAAGCCTATCGGAACATTAGCTCCTGTGATAATCGGAGTAATATGTTCGTTAGGAAATCCCGCGTTCTTAATATTCTTTCCACCCGGATTAAAATTAAACGGGCGCATAAAAGCCTCATCAGGAATTTCAAGCGGAGGAAGGACTGCATTCTGCGCTCCGATTATATTAGTCTTCTCCATTTGATTAAGCATTAAAATATCAGCGTGAACATTCATCTCCGGTGAATATCCATAAGGGCTGTTCTTAGCTTTAGCAAACCTTGATACAAAGAAAGGAAACTCCCTGTATCCGCCTTCCCTGACTGTATTTTTACTTTCTCTTTCAATCCAGAGCGCAGCAAAAGGCATATTCCTACTGTCTTTCTTGGACTGATCGTAGACTTCTCTGGGAAATACACAGAATAGGAATTTGAACTTAGAGGCATAATCGCCCTTCTCATAGCATTCTCTTATCTTGCCAGTAATCTTGTTGCCAAACTTTTCAAAGGCTTGGAAAGAGTTATACTCATATTCAATATAAGCAATCTTGACTCTTCCGGTAGAATCATTAAGAATAATTACATTTTCAATCGGAAGACAGTCAAACCTCACATCTTCTTGCAGGTCATCTTCAGAATAAAGAATATCCGTGCCTACTGAACCTGTGCTGAGATAACCCTCGACATCTTCCTGATAAAAATTAGAGTTATTGATAATCTGATAGAGGACATCTTCGGTGTCTCTAAGATAATCTAAGATATTCCGTTTTACCATTAAAGCCTGATTAGTTAATCCAAGAGTAAACCACTTAGTCTGCGGGCTGGACATATAAGCCTGCATTCCCGCGGCAAAGTAAGCGTTAGACATAATCGCTGTTGAGTCATAAATATCAGCAGGGAGTTTGTCTCCGGCATTATAATTACGGGTGATATAGGCTTTACGGGGCAAACAGTAATACATTATTTCCTGCCAATAAGCCTCTAATGAAGCCCTGTTGCTTTTTTCTGTATCGTATATCCTTATGTGTCGTTGTTCAATAGTCTCCATTTATCCCCCTAAGAGTGTCTTCTTCTCTACATTAGCACTCGGATATTTTAATATAGATGTAGCTCTTTTCCTTAAAGTAGCCGGCAATAAATTAGTTTCTTTGCCTAATTTATCAGCTTCGCTGTCTTCCTGAAGGGCATCGGACAAAGATTTTACTTCCCCCTTACTTCCGACGAGTTCATAGTTGCCTAATGTTTTTAAGAAATCTTCAATTTCGTAACCCTTAAACCTGTCCTTATTTAATTCTAAGGTTTCCTTAACATTTTTTCCTCTGCTGTAGGAATTTGCTAACATATCTCTAATGTTCTTCATCATCCACCGCCTAATGTAGTTGCCTGCGTTACCCCTTGGTCTTGTAAGCCTAAAGGACTTGTCAGGATTGTTTGAGTCTGTGCTAATCTTTGTTTTTTGAGTTTCTGCTGGGCTTCTTCTCTTGCTAATGATGTAGCGGAAGCGGCTTTCTTTTCGGCGCGCTCTACCTGAGACTGTTGAGCTTCAGCTAATGTTTTTTGTTTCTTGCTTTCCTGATGAGCGGAATAAGCTGAGGTTCCTGCTGCTGCTCCAGCGACTATTACTCCTGCTATTATCGTTGCTAATCCTTCACCAATGCCCATATTGTCTCCTCATAACTATTTTGTCTTGCACTTCTACTATTT